GATGTGTCAATGTTTTCGACGCTAGAAAAAATTAAAGAATTAGCAAAAAGTAGAGGGATTTCTTTAGCAAAGTTAGAAGAAAGTCTAGGTTATAGTACCAATTATTTCTATACTTTAAAAACGAAAACCCCAAACTCTGACCGCCTACAAGAAATCGCCGACTACTTCAACGTGTCCACCGACTACCTATTGGGACGCACAGAAAATCCTTATATTGCGAAAGATGGTGATGCTTCTGCACCATTAGACCTCAGAGATATTGCTGCACAATCTATGTTATTCGATGGTAAGCCACTTTCTGAAGAAGATATAGATTTTATTACAGCAGTCTTGGAGGCACACTTAAAAAATAAATAGAGGTGCATTTATGACTGTAAGAGAGCTTTGCGCCCAGGAGGGTGTGAATCTATGCTACTTTGATGGAACAGGTTGGCATAGTCCAGGATTCTTCAATCCAACATTGAAGCTTCTTGCTATCGATATCAATCTATCAGAGCAAGACCAAAAACAAGTAGCCCTACACGAACTAGGCCACAGGGAACATTCACAAAGCCAATATCATCTCAATAGAGAATTGTGTGAGCTTCAGGCAGACCGAAATATGATCCATTATCTTCTGGAAGAAGAGTTAAAAACAATGGATGATGTATCTGAATTTAACTATGTCCATTTTATGGAAAAGTATAAATTAAAAACCATCGCTGATGAGACGATGGTCAAGGAAGAATATCAAGCGTTATTAAATTAAAAAAGGAAAGTAAAAAATGGAAATATTAAAGAATATTTTGTCGTTAATCGTTTTAGTCTCAGCAGCTGGGATTTGGTATTTTATTAAAAAACGGCCGAACACCAAATATAGAAATATTTCAATTGCTGTTCTGATAAGCTGTATTTTTATCATTGGGATTTTCTTCAAAGAAAATAAAACAAAAACTGAAAGTACAAAACCAGCTACAACACAAGTTGCCTCGTCCTCTTCATCTGAGAGTACAGAAAACACAAAAGAAGAAAAAACTAGTGAAACAAGTACAACCCAAGAAATAAAAAATGATGGCCCTAAATATACAGAAGTATCTAATACAGAATTTGCTACTCATTTGACTACTGAAATCAATAATCAGTTAGCAAATACAGGTTATCAAGTTGTTGCTAAACCAGTAGGAAAAAATATCCTTTACTTGTATCTTCCTCAAGAAGCTAAATATTATTCCAAAGTAGAAATTCAACAAATTGCTGACAATCTATATCAAATTAAAGAAAGCACTTTTAAAAATTGGGCGATAGAAAATGGCTATGATTTAGGTTCTACTTACTCTCCTAAGTTATATGTGAAAGCGGAAGATGATACAACTATTGCGGAAGAAAGTGGTGCCTTGAAAAAATCAATGAAAGTAAAAGTAAATAACTAATTAAAAAATCCCCACACTCGCCATCGCCAAACTTTGAGTGTGAGGAAATCATGTATAAGAAACAACCATTCAAAAGGTCGTTTTCTTATACCCATTTTAACAAAAAAGTGAGGTAAACGCAATGTGGATGGAAGAACTTCCCAATGGGAAACATAAATTTTTTGAGCGATACAAAGACCCGTATACTGAAAAATGGAAAAGAGTTTCTGTAACTCTAGATTCTGGATCGTCAAGAGCGAAAAAGGAAGCTCAAAAACTACTGGATGATAAAATAGAAAACGTACTCCAAAAACTGACTACTACTTCTGCACTCTTTCATACAGTTTTTTCAGAGTGGTGGGAATTTCATCAGAAACAGATAAAACTAAGCACATATAAGACTATGTTAGCGACCTATAATAGAATATTAGACAAAGTTGAAAAAGGCACTAAGATAGAGAATATGGATGTAAGATTGATTCAAAGGTTGCTTGATACTGAAGAATGGACATATACTCAAAAATATCGTGTAAAATCCGTGCTAAATGTCTTTTTTGATTATGCTATTGACCAGGGATTCCTTGAGAATAACCCAGCAAGAAAAGCAAAGTTACCTAGAAAAAAACAAAGTTTGCAGCAGATTAAAAACTCCAAAGACAAATACCTTGAACCAAAAGAATATAAAGCAATCCTGAAAGAACTCTATCGAAAAGATATCACACTAAGATATGCCTTAGCATGCGAGTTCATGATTCTAAACGGATGTCGTGTCGGAGAATTAGCTGGTCTTACACTAGACAAATACCACAAAGAAACGAAAACACTTGATATCCATACAACGTTTAACCGATACATACCAGATGATGACGGGACTAAAACATTCGCTAGTTTTAGAACCACACATCTCACTGAAAGAGAAATTGAAATCCTTGATCAGATGATTGAACTCAATCAACTTAGCGAAGACACTGACCCTAATTGGTATAAGAGCGACCGTATATTCGTCACAAACACTGGTAAGCCAATTCATAGTTCTATTCTAAGCAAGTCTCTTCAAAGAGCAAATGAGCGCCTTAAAAAGCCTATTCCTAAACATATATCCCCACATATATTTCGACACACCACAATTAGTATTCTAGCAGAAAACAAAATCCCACTCAAAACAATCATGGATAGGGTTGGTCATTCTGATTCAGAAGTCACTACTTCTATCTATACTCACGTTACAAATAATATGAAAGATGAAGCAATCAATGTACTTGATAAAGTGATGAAGAATATTTTATAAAAGTTTGCCCCTTTTATGCCCCCTGAACAAAGAAAAAGCCCTTCGGATAAAATCCGAGGGGCTTAAAACGTTGTTAAATCAACGATTATTTCTTAAGGTTATAGAATGATTTCAATCCACGGTATTCTATTTTAACTCTATTATATAAGTAGAAATAAATCGAAAAAGCGATAAAATAAGCCTTTATGCGTTATAAAATACATACAATTTTTACCATAAAAATACAAAAGTTTTCACCTTTTGCCCCTTTTTTGCCCCTTTTTCTTTTTTTCTATTACAATAGACAATTTCAATGAGGGATAGTAAATATATCACTTTTAAAAAAAGAAAACCCTCGCAAACGCAAGGGAAGACACAAACTTTAAACAATCTATTAAATGAGCCTTCGCTCTACTTCGATTGTACGCAATTTATTGACCGATAGCCTACCACGGTCTGAGCCATAAGGAGCGACCCTATAACTTCCGTAGCGATTAAATGACTAGGCACGACTGGTTACGTCCAACTTTCACCCGACATTCAGAAATATATTTTAAGCATAGATATATCCAATGTTTTATCTGCACATTTTGGGCTACTTGTACTTATCTTTAGTGTTATTGGTCGATTGCTCGGCCTCAAGTGCAAAACGGTTTATTTTAGCATTTCTGGTTTGGTTCTTACTGCTACATAAGGCCTACCCCAGATTATTCTTCCACTGGAAGCGTCTATTATCACTGCCACCGTCTGATAATGATCTAATTACGCACAACCTCTATACTACATACACCCTCAATCTTCTTACACTCCATGACCTCTTCTGATTACTCAAAAGAGAATTACTTATCTTATTGCAATATCTCACAAAAAGTGCAACGGGAATTATGTATGCAATCCAAGCAAGGTGTCACCCTATCTTCACTTGGTTATTTAGTAGATTGTTCAAAATCTGTGTACTATTATTATACCACCGCTAACCAATAAAATCAAGATTTTACACTAAAATTTGCCGTTATAATAGACATTTTTTAAAATTGCCGTTATAACAGACAAAATAAAAATCCCCTCCAAAATGGAGGGGAAGAAAAAAGATTATGAGTTTTTAGTCATAATAATTCACTAGATCATCCTTATCCCAGCAAGAAAGCCAGATAGGGCCGAATTGTCCGAACTCAAATAAGCGCCAATAGTAACCACCATAGTAGCCACCCGTACACTTATCCGTGATATGGGCTTCATCAATTTCAAAACTGAAAAACATTCCGGCCTTGAAGTCTTTATCAGCTCCATCTGGCAAGTTATTGCCGTCTTTATCAACCCAATTCACCAGTGATACAGGGATCCCGTTCTCGGTCCAGTCGAAGCCAACGGGCGCGAGATAGTCGCATTTGATTTGCCAGATGCCGTTAACATACTTAACCTCGTTCGCTTCATAGTATGCCTTTTCTTGAGGCTGTACTGTCGTGTTTGCTCGGTTGTCCGTCTGTGGTGCCGTGTCAGCGTATCGCCAAACCTCGATATAGTTTGGTTTGTTCCAGCCGTAGTAGTCATTCCAAGGGTAAGTATTGATCGCTTGACCCGTCGCCCCTTGCGTTGAGTAATCGCAAGAGATGAAGTATGTATCATCAATCATCACTCCGACGTGGCCACCAGCACCACCAGACGATGACATATCCGCACCCCAGCTCATCAAGACGATATCGCCCATTTGAGCGTCCCAGTCTTGGTTGATACTTACGCGGTAGAAGCCATTATTTGCGAGTTGCTGACCAAGGGTAACCGTTGACGGCCAGCCGACG